ACCTCCCGCCAGCGTGTCCTGCGCGGCGGATCCCGTGAGAAGATCGCGCGGGGCTGCCGGTGCGGCAGGCGTCGCGGGCGTCATCAAGCCGCCCAGCGCACCACCTGCGGCCGCGCCTAAGGCGGCCTCTTGCAACGGGTTGCCGCCGGTCAAAAGACTGGATAGGCCGCCCACCCCTGCGCCTAACGCGGCGTTGCTGACCACGCTGCCCAGAACACCACCGCCGAGCGCGTTGGACAGGTTGCCCAGCAGGGGCGCGCCGGCTCCAGCGGTGAAGTAAACCGCCGCCGCAGGCAGAAGCACCGGAGCGACCGCGCGCGCGACGTTGACGACGCGCTTGAAGATCTTCTTGATTCCTTTGGCCAGACCGCTCATGCCGACCCACTCCGCCGCCACTCGTGTATTACACCACATTTGGCGAGATTGCAGCGCTGATATAGCTTGGCGACACGCTCGGGGTCCTCTCCGGCAATCTCAGTCGCCGCCATGCGGATCTCGACCACCTGCTCGATGCTCTTGGCCCACGCTACAAAACGATACAGCAGCCGCATCGCCGCATGGGCCGGTGCCCCTGGCTGGCAGACGAACAGCAGATCCGTGGCGGTCAGCGACGACAGGAAGCCGTAGGTGCGGTCCAGAAGCCCGATGATGAAGCCGTCGACTGTGCCATCCGTCTCGTGCACGAGCGCCAGCGTCCCGCCCTGGTGCGCCCGGCCGTGGCTGCGCACGGCATTGACCAACAACGCCTTGCACGCCCGCTCGTCCCAGCCGCCACTGTCACGGTACGCGGACCTGCCATAGAGAGCGCGGAGGATGGCCGTCACCGCGGGGACATCCGCGTATGACATCGGCCTTACCATTGCAGCTGAATGCCGTAGATCTGCCTGACGAGACGCAGGGTGCTTTCCCGCTGCCGCGCCGCCTGGGCCAGAAGCTGCTCACGCGCCTGAGCCGGGATGCGGTCGTTATTGGCAATGTTGCTAAAGATTGTGGCATAATTCTGCTCGGCCGATGCAGCCAGCGCCGCGGCGCCGCGCTGGCGCTCACCCTCCAGCCCGCGCAGATTTGCCGCCCTCTCCTCTGCGAGCCGGGAGAAGAACTGTCGATCACTCGATGCCAGCTGGTTGCGCTGCAACAACTGCGCCTGCTGGCGCTCGCGCTCCGCCTGATCGCCGCTGAACGCCTGATCGCGCAGTTGGATGACCCTCTGGTTCTCCTGCTGCGCCTCCTGCGAGGCGATCGGCAAGGCCACGCCAAGCACCGCCTGCTGCGCCGCCTGACCTGCGATGCTGCTGTTGAGCAAGCCGCGACGGTTGGCGAACCGCATTCCTTCCACGCGCGCGTTCTGGAAAAGCGGATTGTTCTGGCTCAGCAAGCCACGGATGCGGGTATCGATCCCAAGCGGATCGCGGATCTGCTGCGGCTGGGGCACGATCAGACTCCCGTCAGCTGGAAGTTGGTCCCATCATATACGATCTGCACAATGCCTCCGGCTGGTATTTGACCGGCGCTCAGGTGAGCCTGCGCTGTCGTCTTTATCCACTTGAGGCCAAGTCCATCGACGTTGACCGTAGATTGGCCGGTGTTCGCATTCTGGGCCTTGAACCTGCGCGTCAAGCCAAGAGTGTAGGCCGTCGCCGGAACAACCGACGTAAGCACGTAATCGTTGGCCGTGCCGCTATCCGTTGCCCACAGATGCAGGCCATCGGAGATCTGCCCGGCCGTCGGATACAGCTGCAGGTCGAAGTGCGCATCGAGCGTCGATGCGATAACCATCGACGGCGCGCCGACGTAGCTGTTGTTGAGGAGCCTCGAACCGTTCGAGCCGCCAAGCTCCTCGACATGCGGCGTCGAAAGGATCGGCCCGATGACGTTGTGCGCCAGGACGAACGCCGGGCAATCCTGGATTGTCACGCCCTTGTTGAGCCCCTGGAAACGGCTGTAGGCTACGACGACGCGGGCGGACCTGCGCAACTCGAGCGAGAAATTCTGTGTGCCGCCACCACGCGGCTCGGCGCTGTCGAGGCCGATGATCGCCAGGCCGTCGATGTCGTGGCACTTCAGCACGTCGCGAGCCCGGCGGACCTTCAATCCTTCCAGCGTGATATCGACCAGCGAGCGCGTGCCCGTCTGGAGCTCGTCCGCCCTGAGGTCAACCGCGCGGTTGGTGATATCGAACATGGTGATGTTGGTGAGGCGGCAGCCGGTCGACAAGATTGCAGGGAAATCCGCGTTTTGCCTGTAGAACAGCCCAAACTCTGCGCCGTTGATCTCTATGTCGCTGACGTCGCAACGGTTGGCCCCAGGCAGAAGTTGAATTGCTCGGCCGTTATTCCCGAAGTATCCGGTGATCCTCCCGCCACGAACGCTGATGTTGAAGCACCCTGCGACATGGGTGGGGTTCCCGAGCTTGATGGCAGCCAGCGTCGTGATGCCCTCGGCAACGGTCGGCCCGCCGATGATCTGGAACCCGCACCAGACGCCGTTGCGCTCGTTCAGGCCATGGCAGTCGATATCCGATTGCCCGGAATCGACCGACGTAAGGCCATAGGAGATGAAAAGGTTGGAGCCTTGCCGAAGGTCGGTGTGCCGCGCCCCGGTCGCCGAGCAATCGAAATCCACAGTCCCAGTTGAGTAGTACTCTGCGAGAGCGTAGCCGTCGCCGGAGCCTGTGAACTTCCGCCGCCCCGCCTTGCACCGAACGCGATGCGAGTAGAGGGATTCAAACACGCGGAAGGCGTTGCCGCGCGTTCCGAAGGTGGTTTCATCCAGAAGCTCGCAGTCCATCACGACGCAGTTGCGCCCGCGCTGGATCTCGATCGGGTGGACGCGGGGCGCAGGCGCCGGGTCGGCGTCCTCGACGGTTTGCACGCGCGCACCGACCAGCCAGGCGTTCTGGCACGGCACGATCTTTTCCAGGCGCGCGTCGAACGCCATGGTGATCGGGTTCTGCAACGCGTGGTCCAGCGTTACCGCACCCGTGGTCGGGTTCTTCGCCAGGATCGTCGCCAGCTCGACGTGAATGCGGTTGTTGCTGGTGCCGGCAATGTCCTTGGCCTTCTTTGAGTCGGTCACCAGAACCGTATCGCCGACCTCGAACGGACCCAGCCGCGCCGGGTTGCAGCTGACAACGAAGTCCCCGACCGATGGGTTCACGGTAAGCTCGGCCGCCACTTTGGCCGAGATCCTGGTGCGGTTCGGAACCCCGAAGTTCGCCTCGTAGGCTCCGGGCGGGTAGACGGCCTTGAAGGCAAACTCCGTGGGGTTGGCAATGGTGATGTTCAGCCCGGAAATGCTTACGATGGACGTTTCCTGCCGCTCCTGCGCATTGAGATCGCCGTCCATGAGGCCGCGGATGATGATCCGGGTGCCGGCTGACAGGCCCGCCGTCGTGTTCAGCGGGAGCACGGTGGCGCCAAGCGCGACGTCTGCCGTCAGGAATGGCTTGTCATTCTCGGGCTCCTCCTCCAGATTGCCCTGAAGGACGAGACGCCCCAGCTTGCCCCTGCGGATAATCGTGCGCCCGCCGAAGAACACCCGGCACCCCGACCGGATGCGCACCCGCTTGTTGATGCGAAAGAACCCGGAAGGCGACTCCAGGAAGTAGACCGCTCCGCCCGTTGCGCTTCGCGCCAGGAACGAGGCGTTCAACAGATCGGAGTCGTCGGTCACGCCATCGGCAGGCAGGCCCAGGCTTTCGGTCGTGATGAACGGCTGGCCCAGCAGCTCGGCAAGGCCGATGATGTCCGCGATCGCATGTGTGTGCGGAGGAACGGCGTCGCCCGACATGGCGAGCCCGCTGCCGCCGATCAGCCGGAAGCCGGCGACCCCGTCGTCGCTGAGAAGGTAGGTCGCGCCACCGATCAGGTCGCCCGCCTGCAAGGGCGAACCGTTCACGCGCAGGATTGGACGCGGGCCGAGCCCGTTGAGGTTGACCGTCGCCGGCCCCGTATTGGTCTGGAGCGCCGGGATCTTCATGCGGAACGCGAGGCCGACCGTATATGCCTGCGGCGCCGGGTTGAGCGCCGCGATGTAGTTGTTGGCCGTGCCAGTAGCCACCGCGAAGTCACTGGTCCGCGAGCGCAACGCATCTGCCGGCGGCAGGCGAGCGAAGCCCTCCTCAATGGCGCGGAACTCGTTGTTGAGCACGGTCGCACGCGCGATCGTCCGCGGCGGGATCGGATTGAGCAGACTGTAGTAGGGGTTGCTCATCGGTTAAGCCCGCGCCGCTGGAAGTGCAAGGTCATGCCGCTTAGCGTGTGAGGCCTCTCGTAAGCTTGTTCGCTGATGATTGTGAAGCTGATGTTCTCGCCGATTGCCGCGAGGAAGGCCGTAGCCCGGCCGAACGCCTGGCTAGACCAGAAGAAGGTCTCCCAGGTTTCGCTGTCCCAGAAGCCGCCGCCGCCCGCCACGGAGAACGTCTGCAGCGTCTGCTCGGCCTGCGCCGGGTAGTCGGGGTCGCCATAGCTGATCTCGGCGGTGAAACCGATTGTCGTGGTCGGGCCGCTGTCGATCTCCAGGATTGCCTTGTCGAACCGCTTCTGCTGCGTCGTCGACCCGACGTTGTTGAACGGGAACCGGATGAACGCGCGGATTGGCTGGCCGTCGAAGGACGTGCCCCTGTCCATGGTATAGACGAAGCCGTTCTGACCGGCCATCAGCAGGGTTTCGTCGCCGCCTCCATCGTCGATGGAGTAGGTCGCGAACGGCATGTGCGCCAGCTCGAATGGCATCAGCTCGGGGAATTCGCGGCCGAGGTAGACGAAGACCCCAAGCGGCTTGTCATCCCAGAACAGGCGATACTGATCCTTCGATCTCACCCTCACCGCCGCTATCGGCCGTGCTCCGGAGCGCAGGCGGGCGCTGAAAAGCGGTTCGGCGCTACGGGAGATCGACCCCCGAATGAAGTTGCCAAACGTGTCGCTGGGGACAATCTGCCGCAGACCGCGGGAATCGCAGTAGATCGGCGTGCCGGCGAGCTCCACGCTGTTGTCATACGCTCCGCTGTCGTTCGAGAAATCCTCGAGCCTGTAGTTGTCCTTGTCCTCGCCGAAAAGGATGGCGATGCGGTCGCGCCCGAAGATGGGCAGAGACCCCACCACGCCGGACACCATCCCGGTGACCTGCGTACCGATGGCGACCTCCCCGGCCCCGGCAATCGCGGTGAAAACGGCCGGCTCGCCGGTCGCCGAGAACTGGACCGACCCGCCGTCGTACGCCAGGAAAAGCGCGCCCTGGTGAACAGCCAGATGCGTTGGCTTGTCGATCTCCGCATCCAACCCGGTGTTGATCGGAAGCATCGAGCGGCCGTTCCACTCCATTGCCCGATTTACACCGTTAACAATGTACATGCGGCGACGCTGCGCGAGGCCGAAGAAGTTGTGGTTGACGAAGCGGTAGCGCCCGCCAGCCGCCAGTTTCACAGCCGTCTGCGACGCGGCCACCACGGCCGCTCCGTTGCCGCTTAGAGGCTCGCCCGGTACGAATGCGTTCTGCGCATTGGACAGGCTGAGCACGCCCGCGGCGGTGCCCGATTCCCAACTGCCCGAGCGCACCACGACACGCTCGACCACGGCCGTCGCTGTGCCGTCCGTGATCGGGAGGCCCTCCTCGATCGGCACCGACCCGTTGCGGAATGGCAGAATGTGCCCGAGATCCTCGCGCACCCAGCCGGCCGGCGTGGCGCGATACATGGCTCCCTCGTCACCGCCCGGCAGGTCGCGGAACGCATAGATCTGGCCGTTGTACCGCCAGGCGCCGCGCACCGGCCCTTCGCCTGGGACAGGCCCGATCAGCGCACGCGCCGCCTCTACGGCTTCCTCGAACGCCGCCTGGTCTTCCGCCGGGTCGATAAGGCCGCGCGCTTGCGCAGCACCCGCGGCTGTTGCGACGCTCGACAGGCCAACCAGCAAAGTCTCGCCAGGCGCGTATTCCAGCTCCGGCCTCAGAACTGGGCTGAGATCCTCGATCAGCACCTGGCGCAGCGGCTGCGGGGAGCGCGCCATCACGACCTTGCCGGTAAGGCCGACAGGCGGCAGCACCTGGTCGCTAACCAGGAGCGAGAAGGTGTCGAGCCTTCGCGCAGTGACGCGCGCTCCTACCGGCGACGTGGCGACGCGGGTAAGCACATCTGGCAAGCGGATCGCCATGGCGCCGCTCGTGCGGATCGGGCTGGTCGGTCCGAACTTGCCCACCTCCACCTGTGGCAAACCGATGCGCACGGTGATGTCCACTGGCTGCCCGCTGGTCACTCCAATGCGATAACGCGGCCGCGCATGCCGCGCATCCGGGTTAGTGACAACGATGCTGGTTCTGTACCGCTGGCGCGATAGCGGGCTGCCGTCGACAACACCGACCATGCGGAACGTCGAGGCATGCACGGTCGCAAAGTCGGGCGCGCCGGTCGTGGCGTGCAGAAACAGCCCGGACGTCGCCGGGTTGATGTTGGCAAACGACCCGGCCTGCAATTTCAGGAACGCGCTGAAATGGTAGGAGCCTGGACCGATCGATATGCCGGCCTGCAAGGCAAGCGCGATGTCCACGTTGCCCGTGCTGGTCGGCGTGCCGTTCAGCCGGATCTGCGTGTAGTGGATGCCGTTCTCCGTGCCGAAGGCCAGCGTCCGCGTCAGCCCGCGCAGATCGATCTCTACCCATTGGGTAGGGAGTGTCCCTGGCGATCCGGCGACACCACCCGTACCGTCGTTGGAGACAATCTGGTTCTGCGCGATGTCCTCGACGAGGAGACCCGCGATCGCCCAGCCGCTGCCGTTCCAGAAGTAGGTGTAGCGCGGCGCATTCGCCGGCTCGACGACGAGATTGCCCGACGAATTGATGCGCGCGCCGGGTGACGATCTGGTCAGTGTGTACTCGGCCGGGAGCGGCCCGCCATCAAGAAAGCTGTCGCTCTGGGCAGCGCCCAGCGGGCGGGTGAGCAGCACCTTGCCTGCCGCCGTGCCTGCACCATACGAACCGCTCTCCAAGGTCGCATTGCGCAGTGCGACCGCCGCCACGCCCGAGCTTGCGCCGCGAACGATGTCGCCCGCGTTGATCTGCGTCGAGCCGTTGGTGAACGAAAGGACGTGGTAGGTCGCCTCCGACGGCGGGAACCTGCCGTCGAAACGCTCATAACCGTCCATGCGCCTGTAGCCGCGCTCGGCAGGCTCGTAGTTCATCGCCGCGATGACCCGGCCAGGCGCCACCTCCGCCGGCGGCGTGACCAGATCGAGCCCACCGCGGAGAGGGTAGAAAGCGGTCAGCGTCATCTACGCGAACGGCCTGTGCTCGTAACGCAGGATCGGCAGCTGATCGCGCTGCAGCCCGTTCAGGTACTCGATGTACTGCCGACGGCACCGCGCATAGGGAATGGCACCGTCCGCCTCGTCGTACTCATGGAGCTTCATCAGCGCCATCCAGACGAGTATATTATGGAAACGCGCCGGCATCTCCGGAACGTCGCCGTTCTCTACGAGCTCCTGCGGCGCCTTCCGGTAGAAGCCGCGCAGGACGTAGATATCGTCCGGCGTTGGACCGAGCAGGATCTCGCCGGATCGGGAGACAGTCCAGTCGACCGGAGATCCGGACACAGGCAGACCGCGATCATGGAGCTTTTGCCATTCCCGCAATGGCCTGAAATACAGCTCCCGCTCTTCGGCCGCCCCCACCGACTGACGGTAGATCGTCAGTGGCGTGTCAGGCTCAACCAGCCACTCGGCCCAGCGGGCCAGCGAGAAGCTTCCCGCCGTGTAGGAGCGTACGCCGGTCGTCGTCTGGCCAGACCATTGAGCCTGCAGCCAGAACCAGCCGGCGCGCATGTTCTGCAGTTCACGCCAGGAATCCCGCACGCACTCGACGATTTCCGCCAGACGCCCCGTCTGGCCCACCACGGACGTAGGCTGCGTGCCCGCGATCGTGCGGCTTTCGCGCGTTACCGCCTGGCAAAGTTGGAGGAACGTGGCCACACGATCACATCACCTGGCTGAAGGGGATCGCGGGGACTTCCTGCTTGACGATCTCGATGTCGTTGTTCGGCAGCCTGACCATGTGGTACTC